GTTCCGAGCGCCAAACTTCCTACGTTTTCGTGTCCTAAAAGGATCACGTCAGAAAGCGTAGTCATCGCCATTTCTTTGGTGTGCCGGTCAATGATTTCGTTTGTGTTGAGTTGCCGTGAACCGCCCGACGACAAAAGCTTCATGTCGACTAAACGGTTGCCTTTCTCGTCGAAGACTGACGGCAACACCAAAGAGGCTCGTTCGTTTCGTTTTAACTCTGACGCAATTTTTTTGTATTCCGAAAGCGCAGCTTTTTCTGTTGACGAAGCAGCACTGTCGAATAGCTCTTCGGGAGCGTAGAACACTGGCAACCCTGCGAAGTCACGTTCAACTCCGATTGCTTCGTACTCCATGATCCGACGTCGGTAGTACCAGCTTGTGTAAGCGTTCCTTAAGATGCTGCGACCCTCGGGATTGTTCTTGGTTCGTACTGTTCTGAATAACAGTGACCGGTTGATTGGAATGTACCGGTTAGCGCCGAGTTGATCCGCTTGGACCATGCCCTGTATGCCGCCAGTCTCATCGATGTCCCAATAACGAAGAGTGTCTTGCGCTCTTCCAGCGAATTTGCGCCAACCAATTCGACCGTCGTCAAAGTTCGATGAAGCTTTCTTGCCGTTTATCGGTTGAGTGCCGTCTCGTTTTTTGTAGACGACTTCGAAGTAGGACCATCCGAAGACTAGTTTTGACAATGCTTCGGAGATGAAATCGCCCCAAGACATCGACATGTCCATCATGCAGCTTTCAACAAAAGTGGCTGCTGCTAAATCTTGATCGGTTTCGCCTCGTGCTTCAACCGTCCACGTCACACCACGAAGCTGCTGGATTATTGCGTGGAGCATTGCCCCCAAAACAGCGTCGTTGTCAGACATTTCTCGGTAAACGCGCATACCTCGAGCGCCGGTCAGATCAGTCAACCATTCTTCTTGAATGATGCCGCGTGTCTGTTTTAGACCCGAATAGCCCGTTTCTGAGAAAATGTTTCGCGGTGCCATACGCTTGATCTTACATCGGTACTGGAACTGAGCGGCGAACATGCTGCTCAACTGATTGAGCCGGACGACTCTCTCCAGTTGGAATCGCTGCTCGTCGGTGACGACCGGGTGCACATGCCCACAAACCGGACAGCGTATCTATCGTGTCGTCGTGTACTCCGGGGCTAGGGAAGTGTGATAGTTCGTTGAGGATTGGACCGTTCCAAGAGTCCTGCACGAATTGAACTCGGCGTTGTTCCATCGCTGCTGCAACCGCTTCGGCTCTTGTTCGTTTGTCTCCTGTTGGTCGATACCCGTGCACTGCTACGAGACCTTCAAGGTGTCGTTGTAGCTCTTCGAGTTGGGCTACCCCTCCTGATCCCGGTTCTTGCTCAACGAAGTATCTCAACTGGTTCTTGCCGTAAACCCGGATGTCTCTTTGAGCTACTGAAAGAATGCGTTCGTTTCTTGCGCCGGGTCGCAATCTAAAACGTTCCATGTCTTCGATTCGCCACATTCTTGTACGTGTGTCAAGAGCGGCGAGTGTGCCAACAGTCCAGTCTGGGTCTCGATTCGTGTCGCTTGGTTCTGTTCCCGCCAGATCCCAGTAGCGGGCACGCCACGGTTTGCCTTTTAGTGGAGCGTCCACCATCTCTATCCATGAGATGTCGAACATTTCGCCGACGTCTTCAAGAATTTCGGCGTAAAGCTCTTGTCGCCCTAACCGAGTGCCTCTTGTTGGTTCGATCACTTGGTCAATAAAAGCAGGAGCCAAATTCTGGACGTTGTCGAACGTTGATCTGCGGGTGACAACAATCGACATGTCTTCGGCGGTGTCGGGTGCCGCTAGTTCTCTGGTGAGTTTGTTCGGTTTCGGGGTCGTGGTTATCACGATTTGTGGTTGATTCCCGAGTCGTACGCCGTAACGCAGGTTCCCGAACGTGCTGTTCGTTCTATCGTTTAGTCCGAACCCGGCGTCTCGCCACGACGAAAGCTCGTCACACCATGCGGCGTGCCACTGCGGTCCACGTAACCGGTCAGGTTTCTCGGCTGACGCAATTTTGAAATATGAGCCATCTGCGAGTCGTAGCTCTCCGAACGTTCTCCGCCACGAATTGTCAACAGATCCTCCGATGAGTCGGCTCGGTGGAAGAACCGACAATAAACCTGATTCTCCTTCGATCATTGTTTCTCGAGCGTCAGCATTGGTCGGACCAACGAGCGCACCTCTAAATTTTTGTCCCGTAGCGGACTGTATGGCACTGCGCTCAGCCATCCACTCAGCACCCGTCCGTGTTTTGCCCCACCCACGGCCAGCCAAGATTAGCCAGATGTACCAGTCACCTGTCGGTGTCCGCTGCTCTGGCCTAGCGAATAGCGACCAGTCGCGATCGAGAATGAGATCAATTTCGCTGTCGTTTAGCTCATCCCAAATTTCAGGATGTCGAGCGATAGTTTCTGCTGGAGCCAAAACGCTTGGGTCACGTCGTAGTTCGTTATCCATTGTCGACTCGATCTTCGACAGAAGCTAACCGCTCAGCGATTTCTGTGAGCTTTTCTTTCGCTGCAGTTTTTCGTTCTTCTTCTGTTTCCTGATCTTCAAGCGGTGCATCTACTGTTCCGACAGCTTCTCGTTCGATTCGAGTTGCTACGTCAAGCCACCTTGCTAGATCGCTTGGAGCGAGAATGTCAGGATCAATGTCTTCTAGTCGAATCATTGCTTTGTCCAGAAAGCCTCGTGCGATTGTTGCGTGTCGGCGACGTACTTCTAATAGGTCTTCTAGGTTTTCTGCTTGAGCTTTTCTGTCGACGAACTCATCCCATGCAGCGGCTCGGTTGACCCACATAAAACGGGACGACCATTCTTTTAGCTGACGGATCTGTACTTCCGTCGCTACTGGTACTTCGTAATGAATTGCTGCAGCAGCAGGTATCGATCTTGTTGTAGGAGGCAGATCTCTGTATGTGGTGAATCCTTGGAACGACTGATGAGTTTCCTCCGGCTGTCGATCCCAAAGCTCAGTCATTGTTACTTCACGTCAGCTAATGCACTAACTGGTTTACCTCGACCAGTTTCTCGCGCCCAACGCTCTACGTTTCCCCACTTCCACAGTGGTTTACCATCAATGTTCAAATCTTCTGCGGGAAACCCAACATTGTGTGTTCCCGGTCCTTCGGGTCGCTCTGCTCTAGTGCCCCATCGATACTGTGTAATTGTTCGATGCGATAAACCCAAGCGCTCAGCAATTTGCTTGAGACTCACAATGTCTTCTGAGTCAGTCATCTCTCTCCTTCATTTCGTACATTATACTGTTAATCTTACGATTCGGCAAGAACGGAAGCCTTCAGTTGTTCAAGGCTTTCCTCATCTCGCCAATCAATCGTGATGAAACGAAATCCATCACTTGGCTTAGATATTTCCTCTAAGCCTGATTCGGTGATCCAGCGGACGCCATAGCCAATCGAACTCAGCTTCGCCGCAACCTTGCTCGCTCGAGCCATCATCATTCCGTCTTCTGCACTTGGTCTTACGTGATGATCTAACGCTCGTGGTTGCAGCGGGGCATACATCCGTAAGTAAGAACGAATTTTAGCGATAGTCGGGAAACGATCTTCTTCACGCAAGATTTGTCGAGCCGCTTTTTGTGCTTGCTCCTCAGTTGTGCGATCTGATGTCAATGCCTCAACGTAATGCTCGATGGTGCTTGCTTCGAGCTTCTTATTAAAGCCCTGAGATAAGGCTACGACCATCTGCAGTGTCTGTTGCCTGTTCATCGCTCTCCTTCCAGAATGAAGGTCCAGCGTCGGTGCTAGGTGATAGATAGTTTACCAGTCCGCTACCATGCCGATCTTTAACGTGCGACAAGTATTTCGAGATGACCTCTTCAGGGTCATCGTCGAATCTGCCTTGATTCAACCATGTCGCTGGGTGCGGCGTGAACTGCTTCACCTCATCTTTGTCAGCGCCGAACGCTATTGCTTGATCAAAGCACTGCCGCAAATGATTAACAGCTAACAATGCTTTGTCTTGATCGCTTCCCGGCATTCGACCCCATACTTTTTCTGCAGCGCCTCTAGCTACCTTCCTCGGATACATCTTCCAGAAATCTTCAAAGGTATTTATTAATTGAGGTTGATTATTTAGTTCTCTTTTAGTTCGCGCGTTCTCATAACGCGACTCCCGCGTTGTAGCTACGCGAGGGGTCGCGTCCTCTGAACGCGACGTCGCGTCAAATCGACGCGACCAGTCATAGACAGGTGGGAACTTCTCATTGTCCATCAATAAGCGGTATCGAGTGGCGTAAGCGCCGCCGCCGTCAGAGAGAACCTCGAGTGTTCCGTCGACTGCCATTTCTCGTAACCGCTTTCTCACGTTGCCGCCGCTCATTCTGACTTTGGCTGCTAAACGTTCGCTTCCCATCCAGAACTCGTTGTCGTGATCGGAGTTGCATACGTCAGCGATAGCGAGATGACAAATAAATTTCGCACCGGTGTACGGGGAATGCTTCCAGACCCAAGCTGTTGCTTCTGCACTCATCGTTTGCTGTCCGATCGAAAGCGTGTAAGATCGTCCATGAGTTGAGTTGTCATTTGTACTCCTCTTCTCCTTCCAAAAGGACCGGCTGTCTCGGCAGTCGGTCCTTTATTACTTGCATACTACGTCTTTTCATTATAGAATGCAACTAACGGAAGGAGAGAGATGCCAACGAAAGTAAATGAAGACGGCGTTCTACGGTGCACTAAATGTGATCGGCTTATGAAACTTGGTTCAGAGTTTTACCGCTGGGAACCGCCCAAACCAAACGGGCCACCTGATTGGCCCGTCCACGTTTGGAACGGCAGCGTCCTCCCTTCCAGATCGGAAGA